GGGTGCATATGCGATTGGGTTACCTCATCTTATCGGTGGCTTGTCTGCCGCTCTTACTGGCTCTTTACGTGCCCTTTTGGATAGTGCTCACATTAACAACGCCGCGACGATGCTCAAGCTCAAAGGCGCGAAGATGTCAGGGCAAAGCCAGCAGGTAGATGTGACGCAGATTGTGGAGATCGAGGGCGCGCCCGGCGTCACTGACATCCGCCAAATCGCCATGCCCATGCCCTTCAACCCACCTTCAGCGGTGCTATTTCAGCTTCTAGGCTGGCTTGACAACGCCGCCAAGGGGGTAGTGACCACCAGCGAAGAAAAGATTGCTGACGTCAACGCACAGGCTCCTGTGGGCACCACGCAAGCTCTAATTGAGCAAGGCGCCGCGGTGTTCAGTGCTATCCATGCACGACTGCATGAAAGCCAAGCGCGCGTCCTGAAGATATTGTGCCGCCTCAACCGCTGGCACTTTGATGAGATGCGCAAGTCTGACGTGGTGGCAGATTTAGAAATCAACCGCGAAGACTTCTCAAAGAACACAGATGTGGTGCCAGTATCTGACCCACACATCTTCTCTGAGACTCAACGTATGGCTCAGATGCAGGCTGTGATCCAGTTGGCTGAGAAGCATCCTGACCAGTTCAACATGAACAACGTCTTGGCTAGATCCCTGAAGCAGATGAAGGTGCCAAACATCAACGAGTTGATGAAGGACGTGCCTGCGCCTGAACAGCGGACTTCTGCTGACGAAAACGCGGCCATGTTGATTGGCCAGCCAGCCTATGCGTACATGCAACAGGATCACATTGCTCACATACAAGATCACTTGCAGTTTGGCCTGAACCCATTCTTGGGGCAGTCACCATTTGCGGATCCACAGTATCTGAACCACCTGATCGAGCACATTAAGCAACACATGACCCTGTGGTACTTGAACCGCTCCAATGGCTATGTGGCCAAGGCTAACAAAGGCAAGCCTGTGGATAACTATGACGATCCAAAGATGACCGCGGTAATCGACCAGTTGTACACCACGGTTGGCGCTCACATTACGCTGGACGTCAAGGAAGTGTTCCAACAGTTTGTGCCTGCATTCCAAAAGCTAATCCAGCAAGCTCAACAGCGCCAGCAAGCCACCAAGCAGAATTTGCCACCAGATGCCCAAGTCGTTCACGACACAAGCATGGCAGAAACTCAACGTAAATCACAAAAAGACCAAGCGGATATTGCTTACGACCAAGCCAAGCTTGCGGCTGACGTGCAGAAGCATGCAATGGATAATCAAACAAAGATTGATATTGAGAATTCAAAGCTAACTCACGAGACAATACAGCATTCAAACGAATTGGCGGCAACGCCACCCGCCGCACCCGCGGCACCAATGGCACAACCGCCACAACCTGAAGGAAATCAAAATGGCAACTTCTGATGCAGAACAAAAAGGCCCAATGGTGCGTTACCACGCTCGATTGGCACAGGGCGTAAAGCTTGACGGCACAAGCCTAGAACCAAAAGGCGAAAAACAGCCAAACAAGAAGCCACAAGGCGGATTGTCACAAGCTAAGAAAAAATGATCGAAGCCGTTATCCATGTTGTGAAGCTACGCCAAGGGGAGATCGCCTTATCTCTCGCGGCAGGCAACGCTATTACATGGGAAGCGTATCAACGCATGGTTGGTGAGAATCAGGGACTGCAATTTGTCCTCGATTCCATTAACCGAATGTTAGACGAAGACAGAAACCAAGAATAAGTCCCCCTAAAGGACTGAGGCCGCGCTGAAGAGCGCTTAAATGACGTACCTGAAACTATGGTGCTTTTTAGGAGTTAGTATGAGTGAGAAAGAAAAGATCCCAACGATCGAGGGAAGCACGCAAGTGTCCGATCCTCAAGAGTTGGCATGGGCATTTCCCGAAGTAAACGCGGGACAAACACCTCTTGGAGGGCGCGTAATTGTTCAGTTACGCCGCATCAAAAAGAAGGCAGGCATGATCATCATTGTTGATGAAACCAAAGAAAACGAAAAGTGGAACAACATGATCGGTAAGGTCGTGGCACTTGGGCCTTTGGCGTACAAAAACCGTGACACGATGGAATCTTGGCCAGAGGGAACTTGGGCACAAGTAGGAGATTTTGTTCGCGTACCCCGCTGGGGCGGCGATCGTTGGGAACGCAATGACCCCAATGCAGATTCCAAAGATGATCCAGTGCTATTTATGACGATAAACGACCACGAAGTGATTGCAAAAATCACTGACGATCCTTTGTCGTTCAAAGCCTATGTTTAAAGGGACAAAAACATGAGTACAGACACTAAAGAACAGTTGGAATTGAACATTGAGGAGTCAAAAGACGGCTCAGCAGTGGTTGATTTGCCAGATAACATGATCGATAACGACGATCAAGACGAAAAAAACGATGCTCCTGTTGAAAAAGCAGAGGGTGGTGACGTTGATGCTGATGAGGAAGACCATCCTGATGACAATCAGGAGCTGAGAGAGGCCAAACGCGCGGCTCGTAAGGCTAGAAGGCTCATGCGCAGGACTTCAAGAGAAGAAAAAGACGTCCGCCTACAGCAATTACAGCGTGAAAATGAAGAATTTAAGCGCCGTTTGTCTAATGTGGAGCGTGAAACCAAGCAAAGTCAGATTTCTCGCATAGAAAAGAACATTGAGGACAGCCAAGTACGCTTGGAATACGCCAAGATGAAGCTAAAAGAGGCCGCGGAGAACAATGACGGCGATGCGATGGTCGAAGCACAGACTTTGTGGCGTGAAGCTGAGAATCAGCTTGTACAACTGCAAGGAATTAGAAATCGTGCATCGCAAGAACCACAAGAACAGCCTCGACATGAGTTACCAGACCCAACAGTTCAGCGTAATGCCGCTGAATGGATAAAGCGTAACTCTTGGTACAACCCAGAGGCAAATGACAGTGATAGTAGGGTGGCAAAGAAGGTGGATGAGTTGCTAGTTACCGAGGGTTGGGATCCATCTGATCCTGATTATTGGGACGAACTCGATAGCCGCTTGCAAAAATCTTTACCACACCGTTACAATCAGACCACAAACGATAATTCTGTCGTTAGGAAACCGAGGAACGTAGTGGGAAGTTCTGGTCGTGAAGCTTCAGCCGCATTTGGGGGTAACAACCGCTCTCAGTTCATGCTTTCGCCTGAAAGGGTTAAAGCTATGAAGGAGATTGGTGCATGGGACAACCCAGAGCGCAAGAAGAAAATGATCGCTGAATTCATCAAGTTCGATCGCTTGAACCGCAACTAATACATGGGAGTACAAAAATGACAGAATCACGTTTAAAAAAATCTTTGAAGGCTGGTGGACGCCATGATCGTGCAAACGAGGAAGCTACACGTTCAGCCCCCGAAGAAAAGTTCATTTCTACGCAGGAACGTCGCAAGATGTGGGACGAGGAATGGACGCAATCAGCATTGCCAAAACTACCCAACATGGATGGGTGGCACCTTTGCTGGCTTTCAACAACCAATAGCTACGATTCAATCGATAAGCGGATTCGCAATGGGTACGTGCCAGTTAAATCTGAAGAGTTACCCGGCTATGAAGACTATCGCGTGAAATCTGGAGAGCAAATTGGGCATATAGCGTGTAACGAAATGTTACTGTTTAAATTGCCAATGGATATCTATCAAGATCTCATGACTTATCACCATCACGATAAGCCAAGGGAAGAGGCGGACAAAGTCCGTGTTCAACTTGAAAGTCTCCAAGGACAACGCGATAGTAATGGCAAGTCACTCGTGAACGTTGAAGGTGAAGGTCTTGGCTCTTTTGATCAGCAACCAAGCAAAGTCCCAGTATTCGCTGGGTAATCTTTAACTAAGGAGTTTTTTATGAGTGCAACCTCTGCTCCGTTTGGCTTGCGCCCTGCGTTCCACCCTTCTGGTCTGGATCGCGCACAGGCGTTAGCTGGCGGTATCGTATCTGGCTTCGGCACAGATATTTATAAAGGCGCCCCAATTCGCTACAACAGCACTGCTGGCACTTCGGTGGCCGCAGGAACCATTACTAACGCCGCCGCTGGTAGCGTTTGGACTGGTGCTTTTGCTGGCGTTGAGTGGACTGACGTAACTGGTCGTCGTCGTGTTAGCAATTACTGGCCTGCCAGCACTGCATATACCACTGGATCATGCGTAGCTTATTTCTATAACGATCCAAATATCGTTTATGAAATTCAATCTGATGCAACAATCGCACAAACTTCGTTGGGCGGCGAATACAACTTCAGCGCAACAACTGGTTTGACCGTAACTTCTGGCTCTAGCACCACTGGCTTGTCTTCGACAGCTTTAGGTGTGTCTACTGCTGTTGCTAACGGTGCACAAGGCGATATGCGCGTAGTTGATATTGCTCCCTATGTGGACAATGCGTGGGGTGATTCCTACGTTATTGTTCGTGTCGTTAACGCACGTTCACAGTACTTCGGTAGCGTGACCGCAATCGTTTAATATAAGGAGCTAAATCATGGCCGCACCAATGCGCAGTACGGACTTTAGATCAATCGTTGAGCCTATCCTTAACGAATGTTTCGACGGAGTCTATGACCAACGAGCCGACGAGTGGAGCCGAGTGTTCCGCGAAGAAGACGGCATTCCACGTAACTACCACGAAGAGCCTGTCCTTTATGGATTTGGCGCCGCTCCACAATTGCCTGACGGTACTCCAGTTACCTATCAGCAAGGTGGCGTACTCTTCTTGAAGCGCTATGTGTACAAAGTGTATGGCTTGGCCTTCGCTTTGACCAAAGTGCTTGTT